CATTTTCACAATACACTCAAAAGTGTTAGTGGGTAATTCATTTTTTACATCCTTGTACATAGTTTTTACTTCAATTGTTTTCATTTCTATTTTGTTTTAAAGGTTTCTACTACTGGTGCATAACTTTGTACTACTTCCCCTTTCACCCAAACTGAACCATTAAACTCTTGGTGCATTACTTTGGGTTTCCAAAACTGCCACCAGCGAGGTGAAGATTCAACTACAAAGGTTGTTTCTAATCTGCTCCATCCGTTTAAAGATTCTGTTACTTTGAATTGTGTTTTCATTTCTCTTATTTTTTAAAGGTTTCTAATTTGCGCCCATTATTATTGGTGTGCGCCTATTATTATATGCTTGAACTTTTCCCCGAACTTTTTCCCGAACTTATTAGTGGTGTAAATAAGCACCTTACTTTATTCTATAAATCCTTTTCTATGTTCTGGCGTTCTACATACCTGCGCCACATATTAGCAGCCCAAGCCTTTCTCTGCATCTTATTAGGATACACTTTCTTTAGCCTCGCATTTGCAATGCGTAGGAATTGATTCATCTTGTTCATAGTAATTTGTTGTGAATGGTTTGTAACATCTCTTTGTACTGTGGGTAGTCACCATACTTGATATGGCAAGGGCGGCAGACCGCCATTAGATTCTCTATGTGGTCTTTAGTATTACTACCCCCACTACCTCTATTCTCTATATGGTGGATGTCGTTGGCTCGTGTCCCACAAACCTCACATCCTATGAAGTCATCTAACACATAGCCGAAGTAATCCATATATATCTTGGTGTGCTTTTTCACAACTCTCCGCTAATGGTATAGTTGTTAATCATTTCCTGTATCTCCTCCAGAGGTCTATTCTCAAAGAAGTCGTGGTATTGATTCAAAGCAAACATTACCTTCTCCTCTCCCTTGTTGAAGAACTCCTCACTAACGGAGTAGACTCCTACATCACACGAGAGCTTATCAATCACCAAGAACTTAAACTTGGTGTAGTCTACATTGAATAGTCGGCAGTATAGATATACCTGTACATCGTAGGAGTATTTGTGTCTTGCGGAATACACAAAGTTGCGTAGGTCACTTGTAGTCTTCAGGTCAATGATAGTACCATCATTCTTTATGATGTCGGCTTTGCCTCTAAAGGGATAGCCCTCTACATAGTCTACGGCAGGTACTTCAAAGGTAGAGTCTCTTAATAGTTCTACTGCTTGGTGATTCTTGAAGAGGGCTTCAGTCATACGCTCTGCAAGTTTACGCTCCTTTGTAGTGTAGAGTAAATGGTTAGGGTGAATCTCTTTCGCCTCTTTCCATCTCTTGGTGTTCTTACTCGCTACATCTATGAAGGTCATCTCATTAATCTTATGAGGTTCTAACACCATAGTATGTATGAGTCTGCCATCTCGTAGAGCTTGGCTATTGGTCTCCTCACCATACTGCATTAGGTTGTAGTAGGTTCTTGGAGAGTCCAGAAGTTTCTTTAGGTTAGATGAACTGAATGCTACCTTACCGAGATAGCCATAGTAGAAGTCATCTTCAATAGCTTGTTGTACAAGCCAATCTTGACTGTGTTGCTCACCATTGAGCATTGTGATTTGTTTTGACATAGTATTTGATTTTTTGTAAATATAATTATAATCCGCAATATCCAGAGTCACACTCATTGAAGTCATCGTCAAAGAGTTCTATCTGTGGTTTCCATTTAATGATGTCACTATACTTAACATCGGAACGAAAGGTGCTTCCTGCTTCTTCCTCAAGGTCAGCAAACCATTGCATCTTCTTTGGTTGCTTCTCGTGCATTTTCTTTAGTAGTAGTGGACTTCTCCACCAACACCCAACACAATTATTCATATATGCAAATCGTACTTGCTTATCTTTCCAATACTCTTCAATCGTGTCTTTGAACAAGTGGTCTTTAATCAATGGGAAGTCTGGCTTACAATACTCAATAGTCTTCCACTTGTTTTGAGTACCTGTCTTTGTACGACCTACGATAATCTTAACTTCAGTCATACCATTGTCATTAGTCTTCTCCATCATTCGCTTTGCTCTGCCCTGCTCATTAGCACGATAACCAAAACGCATTAGGACATCGTCATCTATGTTTTTGTATCTCCATTCAGCAATAGGGATAGTCTTCATATCGGTAGTGCAATAGCGTGTAACCTTGTTGGGTAGGTAGTAACCTCCGTTCTTCATCTTGTAAGACTTAACAGTCTCCTCAAAGGTCTTACCTGTAACCCAAGTAATCGGTCTGCCAATATACTGCTCAAGGTCAAGCATAGTGTAGACAATCATATCGTCCTCTGCCGTTCCAATAAAAGGTGCTTGGATTCTATCCTCAACCTCCTTACGAATCTTCTCGTCTGGGAACTTGCAGTTCTTATCCTCTACACGAACAAGAGAGAATACATCATAGTCCGCAGGATAGTTCGCTGCGATATAACTTGATGTCTTCCCTCCCGATAAGCTATTCAATGTTTTCATCGTGTCAATCCCATTGCTTGAATAAAGCGTTGACCCTTATCATAGTCAATGCCTTTTATAAGTCGGTAGATAAAAGCGGATGCTCTCTTGATAGATTCCATCTCTGACTTGCTTGTCTCCTCTCCTGTATTTGCATACATCTGGGCATCTATGTGCAAGAGTTGGTCAATGCATTCTTTGTCGCTTAACGCTTCCTCAAATATGATTTGAGCCTGTAGTATAGCTTTGCTATGTGTCATCATTTTTGATAGTCTATTTGTCGTGTGATTATTTCCTCTTCGTCATCGCATACGCAACTCTCCTTCTCACAATCGTGGCAACAGGAACAAGTCCAACTGTCATCACAATACTCATAGCAGATGTCACATTGTGCTGCTTGGTCTTCTTGGTACGAAGCTAACTCTCTATCTAAATAGTACATTATATTCTCTCTATTAGTTCGTAGATAAATAGAAAGAACGCTATGCCTATGGCAGAAGCGATGAACAGAGTGCCTCCGTACAGGAGGTCTTCTTTAAGGGTGTAGATTTTCTTTGACATAATAATTTTGGTTTCTGCTAATATACACAAATAAGTTAACAATCTACATTACAACACAATTTTATTTACAAAGAATGGTTGAGTAATCAATGAGTCTAATGGTGGTATCCATCCCAAAGCATTGTCATCACCTGTAGCAGAATTACCTACTACCTTGTAAGTAACCTGCTCCAAATGGCTTAACATACCCTCCCTATCAAATACAAAGGCGGTATTGGATTCATCTCTTTTTAAGATGTAGATGTAGTATATAGCTTTACTTGCTTTGATTCCAGAATCCTCATCTTTGTTTGTGTTCTTGAACTCTATGTATAGATTCGGTTGCTCTGGTGTTCCTCGTCTATTAGCCCACCAATAAGCCTTGCTATCGTACTTTACCTCAAAGGTCAGCTCATTCTTTTGGTATGTACTCTTAACATCCCAATCGTAGAACTTCATTTTTGGCGCACGAATAATATCGGTGTGTCCTCGTTTCTTGATGTAATCACACCAAAGGTCTTCACCAATATCTCCTTTAACGAAACTCATTAAGGTCTGTGTCTTTTAGTTTCTTGTCCCCATCATAGAATGAGAATCTATTATGTGTATACTCTACACGAAAGCCTCCGTAGTTGCCACTAACATCAAACTTGTACTCGTCTTTGCCGTGTACCGTTGTGACACCTTCAGACTCTTTGTATTCCCTTATCTTATGACCTTGAGTCCATAGGTATACAAGTAGGAGCTTACTTACTTTCGTATTCTCCATATATCTTCTTTAGGTCTGCTATGTGCGTTGACCATTCTCTGGGATTACAAGAACAAGGAATGTAATACTTGTGTTGGAATACTCTTGAGTGGATTCTACTCAATGGCTCTTGGTACATCTCTTTGACCTCTCTACCATTGAAGTCACCAAAGAACTGCTTGAGGGTCGTGTACTCCCCTTCTTCTAAACACAATGGTTGTGTTCTTCTTGGGAACAACTTGTTGAGCTTTGCCTTACGAGCATCACATCCGCAATCAATACCTGTAAGTTCAGCAAAGGTGTCTACTACTTTCTTGATTCCTGTAGCCTTTGTGATTTTCTCAATGTCATCTCCTAAACCTTTAGATGAGTTCGCTTTCACCGTTTTGGTAGTCTTCGTAGTCTTCGTTGATTTTTTCTTTGACATATTCTTTAGAATTTTTAAGTGTATCAAATATTGAGAATAGGCTAATGCCTGTTTCCTTTTCTATATCTCTCATAGACATATCAGTCTTGTGGTATACCTCAAACATCTTTTGGTCATACCAATGAAGGTCTTCCATAACCTCCCATACCTTGTCTATTAACTTCTCAAAGCCTTCTGCTTGTACTCGGTCAAACTCCTCCTCTGCAACATCGTACTCAACCATATCGCCTGTGTATACCATCAAGTCTTTCTTGTTCTGGAACTGCCTCGTCATATTACGAAGGGTTACCCATACAAAGAGCTTGTTGGGTTGGTTCTTGTACATAATGCGTTCTGGGTTCTCTACATACTTATTGAGGCGTATGTACATCTCCTGCACGATGTCTTCGGCATAGCTACCTGCACCGAACTTATGAACCATCTTAATCCATTCCTTGTGGTGTCCTGCAAGAAGGTCTAATACTGTGGTCATTGTTCAGTTGACCAAGTGACTACTAAAGCAAAAATCCCGAAGCACAACTGCAAAGAGTGGTACTTGGGATTCTCAAAGTCATCATTCATAGTGGAGTTCCAATAGTTAACACCTATTAGAATCCCTGCAAGGGGTGCTATGTCAATCGCAAAGTTCATTTTGAGTAGCAAGTTTAGTTAGTTCTTGCTCCATAATATACAACTTTTCACGAGTTACTGACAGTTCCTCACGAGTTTTTTGTAAACGCTCGGTTAATAACGCATTCTGCTTGGTCAGTCCCCAATCCATTCCTTCCTCTTGAGAGCCTCGTAGCTTGTCCATAATCGCACAACATTGATTGAAGAACTGCATATAGTCTCTATCAAACTTTAGGTTCATCTCGTGTCCTTTCGTAGCGTGTATGATAGTAGCGTGATTCTTCTTACATACTCGTGCTATCTCAAGTGTCGTGTACAAGTCTCTTGCTGCAACCATAAAGGCAAACCTTGCCATAACATTCCTACGCTCTCTGGAGGGTGAGATTCTATGGTGTCCTGTATAGTTATCGTACTCCTCTTGTAATTGTAATATTGTTGCTCTCATTTTAGGTGTTCGTTAAGGTTATCAAATCGCTCTTCATAAGCGTTTATCTTTCTCGTTAGGTTGCGTATGGTTAGCTTGAGGTCAGCATTCTTTGCTTCAGCCTCCCATACCATTTGTTGCACATCCTCTACCATACCTATAGAAGCATCTATAGCAGAGTATATACTAATGAGGTCAATGAATATATCCATCTCATACTCATTGCTTGGGTCTTGAGGTTTAAGACCATTGGCTATCTGCATTAAGTCTTGATTCTTTTGTCTCAACCATAACAGGGCTATGCTCTTGCTACCGCCTCTTACCCAACTGTAATCTTCTTGCTTTAATTCATCCATTTAAAAAGGCATTTTGCTTTGTTCTTTTTCTTTCTTTCCTATAAGATTCTCACCGTGAATCTCAAAGCCTACATTGTTAGGTATACTCCTAAAGCGTACAGGTTCATCTAATGGTGTAGGTCTACCACCTGTCTCCACCTCTTTCACCTTGCGTATATGTACTTGGTTGTACATCCATTCCGTAGGGTGTTGTATGTAACGATGTATAACTACAAAGTCATCAGCCCTGTTTACAAACTTACCACCGCCTTCTATGTCTGCTGCGCTTGGTGGCATAGGGTGACCTGCATACTCGTGTCCTGCGGAGTGCTTCATTCTTAAAGCATTGGTTACTGCGTGAGCATTAAGCCAGATGCTTACATCGTGTTGCTTTGCCCAATTCCTAAAGTGGGTACTAACTTCGTAATCATATTCGTGACCGCCAAGTGTTTTGAACATCTCTTTGTCCTTTACTAACGAGTTGTAAGGGTCAATCAAGAATCCATCAAAGCCCTCTTCGTGATAGATGTCTGTAGCTTCCTCAATCAAATCCTTGTAGGTGTACATCTTCTTATCCGTGTCAATGATAATGAAATACCTTTGAACTAAATCAAGAGCCATCTGGAACTCGTCTTCATCTATCTTGTTAATGGGTTTACCCAAGAAGAACTCGGATAGCTTCTTTGCGAGAGATACAGGAGTGTTCTCGGAACTGAATACGAGCCACTTAATATCATTGACTATTGTTTGCAATAACATTAGGTACAACATCACGGAGGTCTTACCAACATTTGCGTGTCCTAATACTACATTGAAATTACCTTTCTTGAATCGTAGGTGGTCATCTAAATTCCATTGCCCGAACTTGAGACCTTCTTTGACTTTGCCCATTCGGACATCGTCAAGTTTACCGAACACATCGGCATAAGATATTTTTGACATAGTTGGTTTAAGTTAAAAAGGGAGCGCAAGTGCGCCCCCCTAATATAGTTCTTTCTTTAGAATGGTAAACCATCCGCTACAGGTTGAGGTTCTTCTCTACCTTGAAAGTGTTGCTGATGAGTTGCTTGGGCTTGGGCTGCGCCCTTCTTCATTACCCAATCAGCAAAGAGTTGTGCATTCGCAATAACTACTTGCGGTGTTCCACCAATCTCGGCTGCTGCCTTGAGAGCCGTTTGGCGAATGATTGATTCATCTTTAGAGGTATGTGTACCACTTGGAGCAGATGTACCAGAAGGTGCTACATTTGCGTATTGTGGATTAACAGGCTTGACCGTGTAGTAGGTCTTACCATTGTACTCTCTTGGGATGTAATCGTAAGTAGCCTCTTGTCCTACTGCAAACTTTGTTTGGTTCGGGTCTTTGGAGTTGTACTTACCATTATCTCCATTTTCAAATGTTACATAGAACCCATAAAGNGTTCCATACTGACCGTTGTACGGTTCTCCTGCGGACTTAATGTCCTTGACAATAGATGTTTTAGTCATCGTTATATAATTTAGTTAATGATTCAAAGTTAATAAAAATGTTTATACTCGCAAGGTTGCACCCTTTAATCTAACCTCAACTTCACAATAATTCTTTTCAACACTCTTGTCATAAGTGATAGTAAGCCTGTGGTAGTGTTTAGGATTATCGTCTGCAATCCATTCGTTAGCAACGAGAGTATCAGCAGTAAATTTTGAAACAAGAACAAGATTGTCCACATCGGCACGAGTATTGTACCTAATATGGATAGACATACTCTCTGCAATATGGTGGTCGTAACGAGCCAATTGTTCTTCAACGATTTTTTTATAGCCATCTTTTATCTTTTTTCTAAATGTCCAATGCTTACCTGCGTAGAGTGCGTTAAGACTTATGGTCTTCGGTAGCGTGAGGGAGAGGGTTAATTCTTTCTTCATATTCCAATTCTTTTTCTAAATGGTGTATAGCCTTTCTCAAGTCTTGAGCTTTAGGATTGTCTTTCTTTTTACCTGCTCGTAGCAAATAGGCGATAGCTACACCAATGTTGTAGGAGTCTCTTGCGAAATCCATACAAACATCAAAGGCTTCAATGCCCTTGTACTTACCTAAATAGTAGCTTGGTGTCAACCTCTGGCTTGTGGTACTTTGAGAGGGCATTGCCGTTGAATCGTTTGAAGAGTCTTCTGTCATCGGGAAATCCGAAGTGTAGGTAGAAGTGGTCTTGTAGGGTTTGTTCGTTGATTTCATATTGTTCTGGGTATTCAGTNTGCTTAATTTTTACTACGGTCTTCATTGATTTTGTATGCGTTAAACATATCCATAACAGTTTCTGCATCTATACCCTTACGAGCATAGTCTCTAACGATAAACATCTTTAGGTGGTTCATCTCTTTGGTAAGAGCTTCAACTCGTGCCTCGCACAAGTTTAAGTATTGGTCTTTAATATCCATAGTTGTTTTTGATTTGATACGAATGTAATGAAAAAAAGTAAACCCCTCCGAAGAGGGGCTTTGTTTATTAGTCTCTGTTTTTAGATGCCCAACGCTGCACAAGAGTTTTGTATCCTCTTTTTTTAGCACCTTGCAAGGTGTCTCTAAATGTCATTTCAACTGCTCCGTTTACAAGCAACTCATATTCGTGAGTGTAACCGTTTAGAGAGACAGGGTGATGACCTTTAGCGTAGCGGTTGATTTTAACTTTTACTGAATTACCAGAGGTCATTGTGTCGTTGTAAATTGTAGTTTTCATAATAAGTGTTTTGGTTAACAATAGTGCTAATATACACAAAATAATTAACACACAACATAAAGAGCAAAAAAAAAGAGGCGAACGCCTCTATATATAAATATATCTATATCTCTATATATATATAATAAGAGACCTATAGGTCTCTATATATTATAACTACTATATATAATATCTCTATATATAATATATATATATAAAAAAAGAAAGGTGGGAGAACCCACCAAACCTAAACACCAAATGTTATCAACGATTATTTAACATTACCTCTCTTGTCAAGAGAGCGTACTGCGAAGTATCCACCTACAACTGTTACACTTAACATATTCCATAAACTTATCCAAGCAGGGTCTACCTGTAGGTAGCCCAACCCATCAAAGAAGGTGGTAATTACCAGAAAGCTAATCACTACAATCAAGGTTAGTGGTCTTACATTCTTGCTTAACCAACTATCGCTTTTCATATCCGCTCTCCAACGAGAACTAATCTCCGACTCAATAGAAGCCTTTATAGCGGCTTTCTCCTCTGGAGTGGATACATACCTATCTACGACATTAGAAACGGCTTCTATCGTCTCCTGTGCGCTTTTTCCGAGTAGTTTTGTTATTAGTGGATTCATTACAATTCTTTTTACAAGTACATTCTTTAGGTTCAGTTACACAATACCTAACTGCCACACGCCTCACATTCTGGGTTATCAATACTACAGGCATTCTCATTAGCCTTGTCATTAGTCATCTCATCTACAAAATCCTCAAAGGAGTCTGCAAACCCGAAGTCGGTGTCATTCATTTATTTATTGTTTTGTGAATCTTTGTATCCTTTCTCGTACTCATCGTGCATCTCAAGAACATAGATTCTATCCTCTATGTCGTTGATTACAATAATCTTTTTGTCAAGTCTTTCGTGTACAGTATGTAGCTCCATCTTGAGTGATGAGAACTCTGCATAGATACCACCTGCTGCAAAGACTGCTGCAACAAGCCATATCAACATAGACCAATTTTCCTTTAAAAAAGATTTAGTCTCTTGAGCCATCTTTCTTATTCATTAGATACCACCGTTGAGCAGTATACCCAATGGAAGCTATGAGCAAAGTAATTTTTAGGGTTGCCTCTATGTTGGCGAAAGATAACGCCATTGTTGAGGTATTCATTAGAAATACTTTTATATCTGTAGCATCCATTTTCATAATCGTTTGTAGCGTGTCTTGCCTCCATCCCTGTAAGCAACTAACACCTCGCCTCTATTTCTACCTTGTGTATATGAGCAATGAACCCAAGCAGGATTCATCTCATCACCAAACTCCCATATAAGTTGGTCAAAGTCAGTGTGTTCTTTAAGATAACCAAAGATTGCAGCGTTTGTGAGGTTTCCGTAAACATCTGCATCCAAGTCTATTGCCTCCCCCTTACAATGTTGAGAGGTACTGCTACCACCAATAATCCTGTTAAGAGAAGCACTACGATAGCCAGAAGTAACCGCAATAGGTACTCCAAAGTAATCACGAAGAGGCTGAAAGATATTCTCTGCAAGAGCTTTAAGATTCTCCATATGCTCAATAGTCGGCTCATTAGAGATACCTTTCTTAATTGCAGTAGCAGATTTCTTCAGTTCTTGCAACGATAGATTCTTGGATAGTTGCATTAGTCTTCATCGGTTAGGTAAACACTACCTACACCTTGCGCCCTTACACTACCATCACAACAGTCTATAGAATATGTTGAGGTCTCCCAACATAGGCAACCTCGCCTCCCCCCTTTAGGGGAAGTACGAGAAGGTATGTAGTTAGGGTCTTGCATTATGGTAAATCGTCTTCTTCAGGCTCTGGGAAGTAATCAGGATGCAACTCCTTACAAGTCTCTGTCCACTCACGAATAGCTGAACTGCTACCGAATGTATGGACACCGATAGGCGCACACCATATCATATTGCTATCCCAAGACTCTACAGGCTCACCATTCCATAGAACATCTACACAATAGTTATCGGATAGTACAGGAGGTGTTAGTTCGTTTCCTTCATCATCGTATGTCCCTTCGGTTACGACTATGTGACCGAGTCTTACGATTGAGTGATTGTGTGTAGGGTTACCATCTTCATCAACACCTAAAGCATTGATTTTAGTTGTAGCTGCTCCTTGAGAGCCAAACTCGTATTTTCTAAATGTATTCATAGTTATATAGTTGTTAGGTCAATCGCCTCTTGGTCAGTTAATGCAGTTGGGATAAATAATAATTGTTTGGTAGCGTGTGAACTTTTTTCTCCGTGATTAACACGAATTGAGTTTTTCACTCCCGAAGCATTATCCGTTTTCGTTGTTTGCTTTACTCCATTTACAAAAGCCACTACATTGCTTCCATCGTATCGTATTGCGATTTTTGCAGTATCACCGATAGAAGGTGTGTAGCTAAATAAACTATCAGCATATCCGTTATTAAAACCTTGAATATTTGCACCATTTGTAATTATTGATAATGCTCCAGATGCAGTTGCGAAAAAATTGCCTAAATCAGTTGTTCCAACGGATAAGCCATACATATATTGTCCGTTAGCACTTTCCATTTTTTTGACTTCAAACTCTGCATAAAAAGTACCCTCCGTAGATGTATTTCCAAAACCAAGTTTTTTGTAAGTATCTTGATTCCTCGTCACACTCGTACCATAGGTAGGTATGTAGGATGTTGCGTAACTTCCTGCTTCTACTTGTGAGCCGTATAAGTATATTCCGCTTACATCATCCCCCATATATGTATCTGCACCCCAAGTGCCTAAAGTAGCATTTACATTATCTGTAAGGGAAATAATGTATTGATTAGCAGATGCAAAAGGCGTGAAAGTAATTGAGCATCTATACCATCCGTTGCCATAATCTTCAACATCCGCAGTACAAACATCCGAAATGCCATTGTTTTGCGGTGTTTTAGCAACACCATTTTGTAAATCAAAAACACAACCCGTCCAATTTGATGAATTGTAAGCCTTTGTTAAAACCAAATGATTTCCATTGTATTTAGCAAAGGTGCTGAATGTAATAACACCTGCACCGCTAATAGTTATTTGACCAGTAAGAACCTCGTGTGAACCGCTTACCGAAGTAGCAATAACCGAAGCCGCATTATCTACACCTTCGGGTGATGTGGTAGCATTGTTTGCGAGTGTTACACGAGTACCCGTTTGCACATATTCGGACTGCGTGTAGTAGTTAGTCCTCAATGGCTCTAACAGGAGCGCAGGACACGAACTATCCGTATAATCTAATCTTGGTACATTGTCTGTAATACCTCCCTCTACGGCAGCAGTAGTTGTTTCTATATAGTCTCTTGCTACAAGTCCTTTCTCTACTTGAAAATCTTGTACATAAACGCTTCCAGCAGTCGCAACATCAAAGTCTATGTAAATAGCAAGTCTTATTGAAGTCCCGTTAAATGTTACCGAACATCTATACCACCCGCCACCTACTGAAACAATAGAAGAAAATAAACCGCTATTGCCATAGGTAGTTCCATTTGTTAAATCAAAATACGCACCTTGACCAAGTGTTTGATTACGAAGATATATCTTATCTAAAGTATTAGCCTTTGCATAAACACTATATGTATACACACCGCTATTATTAACATCGTGTTCAATAGCACGATAAGCATTTGCATCTTTAGTAATTAGCCAAGCATCCGAACTACTATCATATCCGCTTTGACCACCTGTTGCGGTAATAACTCCTAACTGCCAAATTGGATTACTTAAATTGTTTGAGTAGGTAAACAGGTTTTGAGTCTCCTTCTCTATATTACCAGATGCATTAACCCTTGTTGCAGCAGTTGACCTTGAGAAAGTAAAATCACCATCTCCATTAACAGGCTTTTGGCTATACACCTTGCTTGTCTTTGTTCCTGAAGGAATGAGTACAAGACT